GTGTTGGGGAAGCCGGACGCATTTCCCCCACCAAAGTTATAGGTGCCTTCATCGGTTTCAGTCCAACCCACAACGTGTTCGTGAAGAACATCAAATTTAAATTGAATGTTGATCGTCTTTGGATATAGGAGGTCCGTATAGTCAAAAAACCCATCTTCCAAGACCGGTGCAAAAGAAAATCCGTCAATTTTGCCCAGAAGGCCTTGATCATTAATCTTTCTAGCATCCTGTATTAAGTTTGCAAACTTTATTCTTAGTAATGGAGCCTGTGAAATGTTAGATACGTTAGAACCTCCCCCTGCTCCTGCGTAAGTTGGGTAAAGAAACCTGCTCAGTGTATTCACTTTTACTAAGTTGCGTCGTGCATCTTCGGCGTCAAAGGCTGGGATGACGATACCAACGTCAATAGAGCGTCTTGTATTTTGAAACGTATATATATCATCCATCCTGCCATAGACAGTCTCGTTTGCCCATTGACATTGAAAGTTATCCTGAAATTCTGTTAGCATCCCCTTAAAACCAATTGGTGGGGCGCCAGAAGCAACGTGTGTTATTATTAGAGTATAGCCCTTTGAGGCTTCGTAGGTTGTTGTATGGTCAACATAAAGTTCTTTGTTGTCTCTAGCAATTGAAGTGTCCATTCCCACAATTTGCCGATACTGCGCGTCATCCGGTGTGCCGCTGGGTTTCGAATCCTTACCGAACAAAACATCATTAAGCCACCCGCCTGACTTTCCTCCTGTCTCTTTGTTTTTTCCCATCTTGGTTCCTCCAGTATAACTATGAGCTTGATTAATTTAGGTACCTAATTAAGCACCAATCGCCCTCACTGGTATTATTTTGCCATCCACAGTCTCTTCAACAAATTTTCCTAGCTCTCGGTCGTTTACTTTAAGCACAACACCCTCCAAACTAACTTTTACATTTCCAGTTCCGGTCGCTTCCCTGCCCCCCCTACCGGCAACAACACCTGCCACGGCTGCGGACATAGCGGCCGTGGTGTTAAACGCAGCAGAGGCGGTCATTAATCCTGTCAAGGCCACCATCTTTGCAAGCGGAATATCCCTTATTGACGCGGCAAGGGCTGCAACACCAAATGCTGCTGCACCTAGACCACCAAAGACTTCGGCCAACCTTGCAATCCCATTAATAACGGCTGCAACACCAAAAACTATTGCAGCAAAACCTGCAACGATTAACGCGATTGGAACGGTAACGGCCATTAGGGCTGTGCCGAAGGCGCCGAGGGGACCAGTGGCTGCGGCGAACTGCGGGGCCGAGGCTGCCGCGGCTTTTCCGGTGGCGTTGATCGATAAACCAAGACCCCTCATTACTAAGGAATAGGCTCCAACAACAATTTCCTTAGTAGCCAAAAGAGCCATATAGGCCTTCTTGACCCCTATAAGAGTTAAAATTCCAATAACGAAGTACCCCACAGCTTTATCATTATCTTGAACAAAGTCATGAAATTTCTTCAGCAATTTTACAACCGGTTCCATCTGTATCGCGAGCAGCATCATTGTTTGTTTGAATTCTTCTGCCAAAGAATTGAAGTCCGTGGTCAATTTATTCAATTCTTCTTGGGTCATAGACTGCTCTCTCATGCCGCCTGTTAGTCCATCAAGTTCGCCAGACATAAGTTTTGCTAATTGCGCGGTGTCGTTAAGCCCCATAGCTTGCGCTATAAATTGCGCCTCATAGTAACTCAAATCTTCAAAAGATCTGCCTCCTGCTGTAGCCGCATCTGCCAACATTCTTAGTCTCGCGGACGGATCGGTTGTCATAACCATTTCCATACTATTAAGGAATGGACCTCCGAGCATCGCATTCAGTTGGCCAACAGAGGCGGCTGCTGAATCAAAGCGATCAAACTTATCTGTTATATCTAAAACCTCACTAATCGACATTCTAGCAGCCTTAGCAGTTCTTGCCACATCAGCAAATGTATCTGCCATATCACCGCCGTGTTTTGCTAGGCGGGCCGACGCAGATCCGAACTCAGCAACTGCTGCCGGGCCTCCAATGCCTATCTCTTTGCCCAAGGCGTACATATCCATCTGCAACTGTATTGCTTGTCCTTCGCCGAGGCCCATCGCAGCCGTAAGGGTATCCATAGAACCAGCCATAGAGTCCATATCGACGCCGGCTTTTTCTAAAGTCGCCGCTAGTTGCACAACTTCATCTCGGGTGCCTCTAGATAGCTCAGTAAAGCCTCTATAGTTTGAAACTAGATCTGCTGTTGCGTCAGCGACCGCCGCAATTGTTATTCCATTAGAGCGAAGAACCTTCTCGTTCTCCATAATGCTTTTACTGTATTCCTCTTGCATACCGGTTGAGGTTGCAAAGGAGACCATTGCTTTGTCGGTAGCGATAGAAAGTTCAAGAGTTTGTTCGACGGCGCCCTTCAAGAAAGAACCCATCATATTCGCTGGTGTGAGAGTTTCCTCTAAAGCTTTGCCAAATGCTTTGGCGCCGTCCTTGGCCATTAATAAGCCAACACCAGTCTTTTTGTACCCGTCAGATATACCAGTAAGAGAGGTTATTAGGTTCTTGCCAACGCCGACGAGGCCTTCGTAACCTTCTGTGGCGTCTTTGAGAGCATCGCTGTGCTCATTGAGATCTTCGGTGAGTTGTTCGATCTCCTGCCGAAGGGTCTTCATCTCCTCGCCTAAGACCTTTTCTCCATCAGCGGCTTTGGCAGCTTCCTCGGCATATTCCTTGTATTGCTTTTGAAGCGCTGCGAGCCTTTGGCGCTTTATCTCTAGTTGTTCAGGAGTATCAGCCATTTAAAATCTCCTATTTAAACGGCCACTTCAGACCTGTCGCTTTTTCAAAAGCAGTTACTGCATTCTTAAGCTTTGATTTTGATTTATACGTTCTGGGGTTATCCAAACCATAATCACGGGCGGTCTGGATATACTTCTTTTCTTTTGCGATAGCGTTCGTAAAGGTCTTGACTTCTCTCTCTGTGCCTCGGACCTTTACACCCATACTTGACAGGCTGGTCCCAAACATATTATCAATTATCATCTTGACCCAAGCCCCCATCATTGAATAATAGCTGAATTCTTTGAGATCCTTTGACCTCATCTCGGCAAAATCAATGACGATTGGCTGCAATTTGTCTTCATTAAGGTTGTTCATAGCAAAAAGTCCCCGTTATATGGTAAATAGTTCTTAATAATAAATAAGGCTGAAAGGGTTAACTTTCAGCCTCTTGGTTCAACTCGTGGACCCGCAGGCATACGGTCTCCAACCTCATACCTTTGTGAGCGGCCGTTATTAGATGATGCACCCTCTATGGCCTCATTTTCTCTTTCTATTTGCTCAGACAAACGCTTAAGGAACCATCTTCGAATAACAATTGGCAAGCTGTAGGCTTCAGTAAAGCTCCACCCGCCATGATATTTTAATAAAAAGAATTCTTCATAAACAGATTCTATATATTCATCGGTTAGGCCAAAAAAAGGCGGCCGTGAACGGCATAGACACCTCCTGTTCAAATCCACAAGATGGACAACTGAACGGCACCGATAAATCAACATTTGGAACTAACTTTTCATAAGCCTTGCGAAGATAAGCAGAGTCTTTAGCTGGCATACCATCAACAAAGGTATTAATAGACTTTCCATCATTATACCCATTAACTGAGGCAATAATAAGCTTAAGTTGGTCTGTCAGGGCGCTCTCGGGCAGCTTCTTCTTTCTCTTGCTTTCTGTCAGCTTTGCAAGGTATTGCTCATCTCTGCTGGTCAGAAGTCGCACCTCAACATCAACTTTTGTTTGCGGAACAGTAACAATAAAATTATCACCACTCTGGCGCACTTCATACTCTCCCCAGTCATCGCCGTGATACACTTCCAAAGATTCTAAGTCATACTCTTGCTTTGAAGTGGCTGTACAAGACGGGCATATTGTTTTTGCCTCATACAATTCGCCATACCCTGTTATACGGGATGCTACAAGCACAGCGTTCTTGTCACCTACCAAGAGCGTATCGGTATTGATTGCTGGATCTACCAAGATGTTCTTGACAAAGCGTTCAATGGCCATACCATTCTTTAATAGCGTCTTAGATGAGAGGATGTCCTCATCTTTTGCTGTCATAAAACGGATCTCGACCTGCTCTTTGCCGCGCAAAGGATGACCCTCTGGGTAATACTTACCTCTGGAGGGGAGATCGACGAATTCCGTTGGCGTCGAAAAAGAAAAGCCCGGGTTGGACTCTTCAACAGGGGGAACGTCGGCCGGCTGGTGTGCGCCGAGACGGTCCATATTATTTCTACTCAAATTTCACCTCAATGAATAATTATTTTTATTAGCTCGGGATGCTTCCAAGTTTAAAGAAGTCATTGACTGGACCGCCGGGGACGCTTGCCGGATTAGCGGTAACACAATCAGCCCAATCGTATTGGAACTTCAAGGTAACTTCCATAAGCTCATCAGAGCCATAATCCAACTCACTGTAGCTAACATCAGTGATGAATGCGCCGTTCAGGCTCCACTGCTCAATCCGATTACCCGCGTTATCTATCTGCTCAATAAAGACACCGCCAAGGGCTGCAACCGAACTAGCCTTCGAGATGGTCGTCGTCTGGTCGGGAGTCGTCGCAATGCTGGTCGGCAGGTTATAACCAGAAGCTGCAATCATACTAAGAGTATTTGCCACGGCATCAGGCTGAACCGGGTCAACAAGGGTAACGGTCACAGGCTGCCATTCAACACGGCCGGGATAGTAAAAGGTATGATTCAAATAATTGTGCTTTATAGAACTAATAGTAAAGGCTGGCTTTGTAGCCTTTTTAGCATACCAAGTGGCTCCGTTAGGCAAGTTACCAATGGTAACCAAAAACCTATATTGTCTCTTTGGGTCTTGACCCGCTGAATCAGTCCAAAATGCCATATTATGTTACTCCTTGTTTCTCATCATAGTAAGTAGTGGCGAGGGCAGAAAACTGCCCCCTTTAAATTAGTCCTCGAACGAAGCACCTGTTCTGGAGATCACAAAGTCAATTGCAATAAACTCGATTGATCTTGCAGGCTTGAGGAAAATCTTGGCGTACAAGATGTTCCGGTCAATGAGGTCAGCCGTTGTGGTCGTCTCGTCCAGCACAACTTTGAACTCAGTAATCCCAAGCCTAGACATAACGCTTCCCAAGAAGGGGTTAACCTTAGCGAGGAAGCGGGCCCAAGTGGCCTTAACGTTCTGATCGAAGAGAACACCGGCAGCAATTCTCGAAATCTCTTTCTTCAAGAAGATCATCAGGCGACGGACATTAATTCTGTCAAGAGCCGAAGGCGTAACCTGCAAGGTCTTCTGGCCGAAGACCACAATCCCTTCGCTCGGGAAGTTCGCAATTGGGTTGATATTTGCAGTATAGAGCTTATCTCTATCTGTTCTCACCAAGCGCTCCGTGGTGTTCACGACTGGGAGACCTGCGGCGCCGTCGGTGAGGCCACCTCTGGTGAACCCAGCAGGGGCGAACCAAAGCTCCGACTTGGCTTCCGAAGAAGCGTAAGTTCCAAGAGCCACAACAGACGGCGGAACCCAAACAAGCTTGGCGGTGTTGGGATCGCGAACCTGAACCCAAGGGTAGTAAGTTGCTGCATAGCTGGAGTTGACATCGCGGCTTCTTAAGGAACTAATTGCAGAATCTACCGTACCCACATTACTCTGGAACGAGTTTGTGTTCTCGGTGAACGGGGTGTAGACATCTTCAATGTCGATAACAGCCATTGCATCTGCTCTAGCCTCGCAAGTATCAATGAGATGCTTGGTGAGGTTTTTGGCGGTCACGCCGGGAACAGTCATCAGGTTGGTCTCGACAAACTCTGGATCAGCGCAGGTATCGATTGCCCGCTTAATAGTGTTGTAAGCATAGTTGTTAAACTGTGTATCCGTCGAAGCAATACGGGAATTTCTAAACGGTTCGGCCTCGGTAATATCAAGTCCGTCAAATCCGCCATAGAGGGGCGACGTGAAACGATCGTGACCCTCGGTAAGGATTTGCTTGTATGAAGAACTCAAAGCTGTCACAGAGTCGCCATCTCTTCTGGAGCCTGATTGGAAATATGCGGTACCTCCATGAAGCTCGCATACATCATCAAGCGAGAAGACCCAAGAGTATTCTCTGTCAGCACCGGGGCCGGTGAGGGTGTCGGTCTGTGCGTAGCCGGCTGGCAGCCTCCGCAAGTAATCCGGATATCCCGGGTCGAAAGTTATGTCAGTGTGTGTCTTACCGGTCTGAAGTCCGAAGTATGCTTCTTTCTTGTCTCCGATGCCGCCGTCTGAGGCGGAAATACGGAACAAGGTTCTTGGGAACTCAAAGGAAGCAGTATACTTGTACCTACCAACAGTCTGCCCATCTCCGAACGAAATCTGTGTCAGACCGGACTGATCGTGCATAAGAGCGCCGATGCCAGTGGCACCGTCGCTAGGAATGGAAGCAAAAGAGCCGCGGCGGTAGGTATTGGTAGCAACTGCCCGGGCGGCGGCGGTGCCGACGTGCTTGGCATAAATAATCGGGTCGAACATAATGGTTCCGGTCGCGCCGTCGTCGCCGTCGTTAGATCTAACCAACCAGCCAGTAGAGCGAATTGGTCCGAAGACGCCGAAGGGGAGAAGTTCTGGCTCTTGTGTGCCGGCTTCAACCGATGGGTTCATCTCGATTCGAATATAACTGGAGCGGTTAACGTACTGCCCATACTCTCTTAAGCGATTCGTATTATAATCAAACGTCATATACATATCGCCTACTTTTGCGGCAACATAGTCAGCCGAAGCAGGATTCAAATTACAATTGGTGAACTGCTCAAGAATAACCGGGACGTTATCCGAGTCCGATGCTCTACGCACCTGAACCGTGAATGTTCCGTATGGATTTGACAAGCTGGTCGGTGCCTTGATGTCGGCGATAGAAATCTTGATATTATTCTGGAGCCATTCTCCTCCGTCAATGCCGTGGAACTTGAACAGCTTGGTCATACGTTCTGCGGCATAGTGCGCGTTTGCAGTGGTCATATCTTGCGAGAAGAACCAGCCAGTCTCTGGGTTCTTGAAGCCTTCGAGATGGTCATGATAACCGACCGTCGCAACACTACCACTGGCGACTCCGTTTGAAGAGCCGCTGCACAGCGGGAGAAGGATGCCGTAAGAACGGCCCGATGCACCGCAAATGTTGAACAAGTTACTTTCAAAAGTCTCGCCCAGCCAATAATTTCCCTTGGCCTCTGAGACTGTGGTGGAATCAACAACGCTTGTGTTTGTTAAAATTGGATCGGTATTGAAGACTTTACGAATATAGTTTTCAGAAGTTCTATCAAAGTTGAAAGTAGTGGTATAGAGTCCATTATTCGAAGTATCGGTAACCACAAGCTCATATGTATAGTTTGCATCGTCGGCCTGAATAAAAACGGCCGAGCCGGATACATCACTCAGTTCGGAGCGGAGACCCAACGAAAGCTGCTTGCCCTTGAGGGCAATGGCGCCGTCGCGTATATACCAAACAGCAGCAAGCGAGCCGGTTCCAAGACTTGCCCCTTTCGCGTCCTTCGTCGGAAGGCCTTCGCGGCCTAAGCCACCTGAAGGGATAATAAACAAGCCATAGGCGCCGCCGTTGTTAGCCAGAGTTTTGGCCGGGTCTTTCTGTGTGCCGGCGGAAGTCTCACCAGAAGTCGTCGTTGTCCAGCCTGCCTGACCAGCGGTAGTGGCTTGGTCGTGCTCGTCACCGAGGAGGCGGAAAATGTTTGCAGGGGCCTGACCGGCATTCAGCCAAGCAAAGGCAGCATATGCAGCATAGGTTGGGCCAGTCTTGTTTCCTTCGCGCCATACATCGCCCGAAGAGGCACCGGGAATAGGGTTGCCGAATATCTCGACAAACTCGGCCAATGAAGACACCTTATAGGGCCTCATTGCAGGGCCCTGACGATAACGTCCAATAATTGTGGGTGCGGCCGCATCCGGAATTCTGGGCAGTTGTGAGTTATCCACTTCCCGCAGGAAGATTCCGGGCGATACAAATCTAAACTTTCTAGCCAACGATGACGACATTTAAAATTCTCCTATTATCTTTTGAATAATACGGTTTTTACTAGGTAACCTTTTACATAATAAATAGTATTTGAAAAAGCAAAAGGTGTTTTACTATCTATAAAAAGCCTTTATGCCTTTCTTCGGATTAAACTCCGGAGAATCACCAACAATGACGCGTTCTCGCGGGAACTTAACCTCGACTGCGTTTTCTCTAATGGTGATTTTGGGGCGCTCTTCGTTAATGCCTCCGCCAAGCAGATATCCTAGCACTCTAAACTTTATCACAGACTCATAAGAACTTTCGTCTTCTCCAGTAACATCTAGCGATTGAAGAAAGTCGTTTTCAATGAATCCTTCAAAGCGGTGACCCTCATGGCTCATAAAGAAGTTATTAATCTGACCGGTTCTGGTAATAAAGGGAGTCACTATTTGATTCAATTGAATTTGGTAGTTGGTACGCACCGTGACACTATACTCCGCTTTAACATAAACCGGGATGGGCATTGTAATTGTTTCATACACAACTTTATCATTTTTGGGGCCGGGAAAGTTTCTCTGCCCGTGACCAACCGACGTTCCGCTTAGGGTGCCATACTTTCTTGCTGAGTCTGCATTGACAAAGTTTGAAGTCTTATCTTGCTGGATTCTCCTTGCAACAGTTAGCGCACCACCACGAGCATCAGGTGTATTTGGAATATGTGCCCAAGCAGTTCCCTTGAACGCCGGATCTTTCGTTAGGGCTGTCCTGTTGACTATGAGTTGCGGGAGTTTCAAGACTCCGTTTAAATCTCTAGAATCCCTATTGTTCTTAATCTGGTGGGCCCTCTCTGCTGCAATCCAAATGACTGGAACCTTTTTGAACCCCTTGTTGGTATCGGCAGAAGCATTAATTGACTCATCAACCCAATTATAAAAAGCCTGATCAATGGTCTCGATGGTCGAAGGCATAAGAGTAACTTCTCTTAGCTTGCCATCAGCATCCTTAATTTTTGTATAGGAATAATCAGCTTTTTTAACTGCCATCAAACAGCCCCTCTCTTGCTCTCACACATTTAGCAGATATTTCCATCTTGTGATCGACCTGACCAAATATTTGTTTAGGTTCTGACAAAACAGTAATCTCATAGTATATATCGCCATAAAGCACAAAATCACCTTCCCGAACAAACAAATCTTGATCCTCTGTCAGTCTACGTTTGTGAAAATGAACCGTGATCGTAGCTTCTTTATCCAAGCCAATATTTGTATCAAATTTAGTTTGAATTCCCTCGTATTCAACCAAAGCAAACACCCTAACTGGGGGGAGGAAGCTCTTAACGATTGCCTCACCGTATAGAGGATGGTAGTTTGTTCTTTCTAGATCAATCGAATAGTATACAACTTGTTGACCTATAACTCTCTCTATTAGCTCATCATTAACTTGTTTTACAAGATCCCTTTCCTTCTTGCCAACAAACAAAGGAGGAGGTGGCTGTGCTGGTTGTTTCCATTTTTTATTGTTCTCGGACATTCAGTTTATCCTTGATAAATTGGAAGTGGTATCTCTTGCATAACTGTGTCTATGGCTGTAACCATTGCAGCGTCTTGTTCGGCGAGGGCCCTGTAAGTCATCTGGTCCAATACTGTCTTAAGCTCTTCTTTGAGCGAACTTTGCTCTTCTTTTGCTTGCGATAGCAAATCGGATGCATTCAATGTTACTGCATCGCCCGGGATTGGCAATGTGGAAAACTTTCCTCTTACTTGACCAAGTATTTCCTTTGTTAGTGCTAGGGCATATCTTCGAATCCACTGTTTACCAATTGAGTTAATATTTTGATACGGCACATTGGGAAACGGCAATGTGCTCATGTTGTTAATGCCCTCGACGCCAGTCTTTCTATTTTCGTCTTCCTCCCAAGCGTCTCGGTGAATTGTAAATGTAACCCAGAATTTTGATGGAATCTCTGCTTGCGGAATTGGATAAAGTCTTAATTTGTTGTTATTGATCTCATATGAATAGTGTGATAATCTGGTATAGAGGTGGTCTTCATAAGCCATCGCTTGTAGTTTATTGTGCCACGCTGGAATAATCTCAAAAGTTGTGTCGTCGGCAAATTGACCATAATAGTTCAGGTTACCCACAACGTTAAGTCCGCCATAGTAGCCATAGAATCTCCAAACTGACGCTGGGGTTTTATAAAATACCCTGCGAATCTTAAAGTTTCGATTCATTCGATCCTGTTGGTTTGGTGTCAGGGCGGTTCCGCTTTTTTCTAAGCTGCCCGTACCATACGGATTTGAATCATTACCGGCGGAACTCGAAATAATGCTCTGTAAATCATAATCTTGCTGGCCGGCGACAACATCAAACGAGGCAGAATATTCAAAGAGGTCCCCTCCAACGCGAGCCT